GCTGCATCACATTTTACTTTACCTTCTTCATAAGCATCAATTGCGGCATTTACAATTGCAGCTGCATTTCTCTTCGCTAACGCAGCAGCTTCTTTTTTAGCTTGTTCTTCTTTATACTGGGTTTCAGCTTCCATTAATTCTTCAAGAGTATCAAATGGTTTATTTAAGATTTTACTGTAATAACCATAGCTTGAATCTAGATCTTTTTTAGATTTTTTATCAACCTTTTCATCTTTAACAACATCATCAGTTTTGTTTACAAATTTTCCCATAATAATTCTCCTTTTAATTTTATGATTTTTTGTAGATAAACTCCTATTTTTATCTACTTAAATTTATAAACATAACATTAATGCTGAGGTACCAATAATATTATGTATGGTTGCGAAGGTGAGATTCGAACTCACGATATTCAGCTTATGAGACTGACAAGGTAACCGCTCCTTAACTTCGCAATATAAGAAGGATATATAGTCCTTCAATATTTAATTAAGTATATTTAAAACACCGAGTTAAAAACAAGACTATCGGTCTTGCATCTATCTGACTAAGTACGGACTTAACAAATTGTTAAGGTAATATAAGATATCTAAAAATATAATACAATTATTTTAGCGTATTTTTTTAAATGAATTTTTTAAAATTTTAAAACATTAATTAGAATATAATCAATTAGATTATCATTAGCTATATAACCAGATTTCAATTTATAATCAAGACTGGTTAAGAACTCATATATATTAATTAATTGTTCTTTAGTATATAATCCCATCATGTTACGTTTAAAATAATAGAACTGTTTTTCTGAACATGTTAATTTATTATTCCAGTTATGATAAAATGACACATCTATTAATGTTTTAAATTGTTTTAATAGAAGGGTTACAGTGCCGGTTGCTTCAATATCAATAAATGAAATATTTTCTAAAACTTCATTAATAGTCTTAAAATCTTTATTTACAATTGCATTAATAAAATTAAATATAGTTAGATTGTTTAAATCACAATATGCATTTTCTTCATTCATCAGATTGAAAAGATTTTGCTGATGTTCTTTATTAAATATACTTAATTTATCACATTCTTTTTCTAATCTATAAATATTATATTTACTAATATCACACAACCATTTTGCTTGAGAATCTGATATTCCAGGAACTCTTGTTTTAACATAATCTTCAATCTGCCAACTTACTAGCTTATCAATTTTAACTTGTTTGATACCTGGGTTATTCTTTGCTTGTTTGCATACAACAATTATATTTTTCATATCTGCTGGTATAGTTTCTTCTAGCTTTTCAATATCATATACATATAAATATGAACTTTCAGCATCAAAGAATTCATCATCATTAGTTATATCAGATAATTTATTAATTTTGAGCTTTTCTAATTTTCTATTTTTACATATCTGATTAACATATTGATAACAAACAAAAGAATTATCTTGATAGATTAAAATTAATGGTGAATCATCTAAAGTATTTGATTTAATTTTTTCTTTTAATATTTTATTATCCATAATTATATACCTTTAGCTACTTTCCATAATTTAGTGATAAAATTATTGAAAAATATTTCTTTATTTAACCGTTTATCTATCAATTGTTTTCTTTGTTCTCTTGTTAATTCATACATTTTAAATGTAATTACATTACCAGTAGTTAAATATGCAGAGAACAATGAATAAACAAGGGTATCCATAAAAATTTCAAAATCAAACTTGTCATACGAATCTTTAAAATTAATCTTATTAGCAATAGATAATGCGTTTGCATAATTTGCATTACCTAATTTATTTACTATTTTTTCACATACTTCAACCATATCTTTTATATTTTGCGTATTAGTTGTTAATATTTTTCCTGGTGATTTAATCACTGATAAAATCAATTCAGCATTTTCTACATCAGATATAAATGTTTTTAATTCATCTTTTGTGTAATTTTCAAATTCAAATACTATACATCTGTTAATAATGGTATCTAATACCATGTTTTGATTTTCAGCTAATAGTATTATAAATGAATTATTAAAAGGTTCTTCTACAAGCTTCAACATTATATTCTGTTCTTTTTCAGTCATTTCTGATAAATTAATTAAATAAATAAAAGGATTAGGATTTCTATATATTTCGTTTATAACTTCATATGAAATCTTATCGGTAATATCTAAAACAGGAAGCTTTAAAATGTTATCTCTTATATAAGTAACAAGTGTATGTTTACCCATACCTTTTTCCGCAATTAAAAGAGATGATCTAGGAAATGTATCTATAGTTAAATTATTTATTCTAGATAGCAGTTTCTTTTGACCAATCATATTCTAGCCTCCCTTTATTCTGTTAAATAATACCTTATAATTGCATATAACTACATAAATAAATTACATATTCCTACACAGTGCAATAAGCATTGCTTCGACAGTAATTTTAGGATTTGTATCATATTTGACCATATTTTTTATTTCTAACACCTTTTCTACTAACATAGTTGAGAAATCTAATATATTCGGAATATTTGAATATCCTAAACATCTATGTTCTAAGCTTGGTGGTATTTTAAGAAGTCTCATATTTTTGAATAAACAATATTTGGTTAAATCTAAAACAAATTCTAAATATTGCTCAACAAATAATTTTAAATCATTACCAGAATTGTAATAAGAATCTATAAGTTCTAAAATAAAGCCTTCATCTTGGTTTAAAATAGCACCAGTTAAATCAAACAATGAATCATAAGAAAAATTGCCTAAACACTCGAGAACATTTGTAATAGATAAATCATTATCATAACTAGCACATTTTTCTAAATAAGCTATACTTTGTCTTACTGATCCGTTACCTAACTTAGCTAAATAATCACATGCTTCTAAATAATTTGTAAAATGTTCTTGTTCACAAATATAAATCAATCTATCTCTAATAAGATTTGTATCAACTTTAGAGATATTAAATCTCATTGTCCTATTTAAAATAGTTTCAGGAATTTTTTCAGGATTTGTTGTACAGAACATGAATATAGTATATTTAGGAGGTTCTTCGATACATTTTAAGAAAGCGTTCCATGCCGCAGAAGTTAACATATGGCATTCATCAATTATAAAAATTTTATAATCACTATCTAAACTTCTTTGTTTAGCATCTTCTATAATATCTCTAACAGCATCTACTCCATTATTAGAAGCACCATCAATCTCAATAGGTTCTCCTTGACCTTTGTTTATCATAGAAGATAAAGCTCTACATAATGTGGTTTTGCCACATCCAGAACTTCCAGCAAATAGATAACAATTAGCAATATTATTTAATTGAATTTGTCTTTGTAATATTTTAACTACAGATTTCTGACCAAGAATCGATTCAAAATCCTTAGGTCTATATTTTACAGCTAATGATTCTGCCATATATTTACTCACCATCTCTTCCTTGAATATTTTTCATGTAATAGTTTTTTAATGAATAATTATAGATAAAATTATGAAGAATTTTTGTATATTGATCTAGGTGTTTCATTCTATATATTATAGTAAAATTTTTATTTTCCATCATATTTCTCCTATCTAGTATATTATAATATACATTATATCTTATAATTTTTCTATAACATCAATATTATCAACAGATAACCAACCTGACCAATATCTACCTGTATCTTGCCTTGTTATTGGATTATAACCAATACTTACTACTTTAATCATGTTATTTATTTTTTTATTTATATCTATTTTTAGATATTTATCTTTAGGAAAAGAACCATTATTCCAGTTATTAATAACTACTGTATTTGTAAATGCAGAATCTTTAAGACTTATGATATATCCTTTATCTTCTTCAAGTTTAATGCCACCTTTTCTTTTAATAAAGAAAGTTTTTGTATGTTCATTATAGTTGCTTAAATCAGCAATCTGTACTTTTTGCAGTTGTTGTTCAATAATTTTACTAGACATATATTAGTTATTTTCAAGTAGATATACTGAAATCATATCTGCAATATGAAGTAATGAAGCTAAAGAATATTTGTTGTAGATAGCAGTTATATCTTTTAATAAGCCATTTGTTTCAGTAATAAAATGGTGGTTAATTACTGCTACACTTTCTTCATAAGTCATAGGAATATAGCGGCTAATTAAAAACATACTATTTACACCATGCTCTCCACCAATGAGGCGTTCTGAAGCATTTTTAACTTTATAAGCCTCTTCAGCGAACCAATCAAAATTACCTTGATTATCATGTTTGGTTCCTGTTGGTGAATATACTTTTTTATTCATGATGTATTTTTCATAAAAATTAGTTTTAGAGATATCATGTAATAATCCAACAACAAGTAAACTATTTTTATCATATCTTCCTGGTGTATATCTATTAGCTAATTCGACTAAAGTATTATATACGTTTAAGCTGTGATGACATAAACCACCTTCAAAATTACAGTGGTATATTGTTGAAGCAGGAGCAATAAAAAAATCACTGGTTGTTAAATAATTAATTAAGCCATCAATATCTGCACCATCAATATTAATTTGAGAAATTAATTGTAAAAAAGTTTGTTTATTTTTTTCGATTTGTTCTCGTGTTAACACTATTATTCTGAAACCTCCCAATCTTCAGCTAAGATGTTTCTTGCTGTTAAATCTAGATCTCCAGTATCAATTTCTTTACCATTAGCTAAATGAATAGTTAGTTTTCCAGAAACAGCATCGATAAACCAATATCCTTTAAAATCTGGACGCTTAACTTTTTTGCCTTTCAACATTTCAACATATGCTTGTTCAAATTTCATAATCATCAATCTCCTTTCACTTAATTTTATATAATAATATACAATAAAAAAGGTTGAATATCAATGTTAATCTTCAACCTTATTATTTAAGTATTCAAGTAACTCTTGAAATAGATATTCATCTATAATATAATTATTCGGCTCATTTGGACCAAAATTAAAAACTAAAGCACTATATTTTTTACCCATATATAATGCTTCTTTTTTATTCTTTTCTAACCATTCTTTTTTAATTGAGATTGAATCAGAAGGTTTTGTACGAGTTTTAGCTTCTAGTAAAAATGATTCTGTTAAGATATCACCTTTTACAAATGGTAAAGCACCACTATTAACAGTCTGCTTCCCATTTACCGCTTTAGCTATTTTCTTTTCTTGTAAATCACTATAGTACCGAGTTGGTTTTTTGCCTTCTTCTGATTTCTTTTCTAGTAGATTGGAACTATTTGTGAGATTTTGCTTTTTATTTATTAATATTCCTGGCATAATTACCCTCTCTATTTATCTACGCGATTTCTTTTCTAATAGTAGATACGTTAAATTTTTTATTTATAGCATATTATCATTAACACAGCTAGATGTATTATCTATATCTGTTATAAGTAGAATGTTGTAACCATTATCCCATCTAACTAAGTTAAAAGTTACAACATTCTCTGTCAACTGTAAACAACGATTTAATATTTCAGATTCTTGTAACAATTTAAACATTTCTTTTAGCATTATAGACATAGGTTAAACAGTGTTTAAATTAATCATCTGAAATTTCAACAGCAGCTTCTTCAGCTTTGATTTCTGCCTCTTCTTCTTCACTTAATAAGTGTTTCGTTAAAGTATTAGATGCAGAGATATGTGAATGTAACATATCAAAATAATATTTTTTAAATTCTGGGTGAGTATTTATATAATCTATGAGATATGCTTTTTTACCTTTTAAGTCGTTACCATTCTCATCTTTTAAAACTTCACCAGTATTGAGGTCAATTAATTGATATGTAACATTATTTAACCGCTGAATAAAATCAAATGTTAATGCTACTTGAAGCATATCTCCCATATAATCTAAACCATTCACATAATCATAGGTGATGAATCCACCACCTCTGTTTGTAGGTGCTGTTTTATTTTTTGTAATATCAAATTTCAATCTAAAACCAGTAGCACCTGCACCTTTATTTTCACCTTGGATTTCTGTATCACCCTTCATATATGTTCTTGTACCAAATCTTACTGATACAGAAGAATAAAATTTAGGTGCATCTCCACCTGGTTCACTATATATAGGTGCTCCATTATAAAGAACAGCTTTAACGCGTACTTGATTAATCAGTATTAAAATATTTTGTTTTTCTTCTAGTGAAGGAATGATTTCGGTTAAGAACTTATGCATTGATTTAGCAATTGTTCCTTGTTTACCAGTATCTTTAGTAAAATCATTTTTTAGATTTTGAGCTGTTACTAATGCTGGAATAGAATCGATAACGATAAGTCCAATATCATCTGATTCTAACTGTAATTTTAAGATTGCTTCAAGAATCTGTTCTCCTGACATTCCAGTAGGTGGAGAAAAGATATACAATCTATTTAGATCTACGTTATTCATTAATGTTTGGAACCTTATATCTAATGCGTGTTCAACATCAACATACACACAGATTTTATCAGGATTTTCATCTTGGTATGCTGCTAACTCTCTCATTGCAGCTGTACTTTTACCTGAATGCTGTTTACCTGAATATACACAAACCCGTCCATATGGTAACCCCCCAAATAATGGGTAATCCATTCCTAACGCACCTGAGCTTAATCTTCTATATGCAGGTATTATATCTGATTTTCTAATTATGTTATCATTCCCGTATTCTCTGTTTATCTTTTTAGCTAAATCTTTAATACTTGTAAATTTCTTCTCTGTTTTGTATGCCATTGGTTTCTCCTTATTCTAATCCATTCATTGCTAATTTAGCTTCTTGCATACGAGACATCAAGACACTTTTAAGACAATCAACTAATCTGTGCAATTGGTCTAATTTAGTCCTCAATAAACTTGCTACTAGATCATATAGTGATTCAACTATAATTTCTTCTGATGCTGCTAATAATGCAGTATTATCTTTAGTACCAGCAGTTCCTTGTGCTTCATTGAAAGCTGTAGCGTATTTTTCTTTTCTTAATGCTTCTGCAAGTTCAGCTTTTAGAGATGATTTTTCTTTTATTTCACTAATTTCATATGCTCGTAATTGCAATCTCATCATATAATTTCTTATCTCTTCAACTGTATAAGAATTAATTTTAGAATTGATTTCTTCGACTAAAGCGTTTATAGGATTAAAAAGTGAAGAAAGCATATCATTAGCGATAGCAACAACATCACCATAGGTCATCTCTACATTATCTAATGCAGTATCTAGCTTTGGTTTTGCCATGATTGAACTTCTCCTTTCCTTATTTTTCAATTGTTATATATTGACATGCTCGTTTATCTATCATCAGATATTCCACAATTCCTACACTTATATCTAAAATATCATAATCATATAAATCTAATGGAATATCTTGTTTTGATTCAACTTGACAAATACATATACCTGCTATATCAAATATGCAGATTGGAACTCCAGATTGAAATTTTCTTAAAAATTGATATAATTTCATATTATTATTAATTGATCCTTTAATATAAATTTACAAGGTATCTATAATCAGTCTCTAGATAAACGCGTTTCTTTACTGATGGTAATTCTTTTATATCATATCTACCATCGGTAAGCATTCTAAGCTGGATAGATTTATTTCCATCGTTATATATTTTTTCTGCTACGTTAATATCTACCCATATGACTTTATCTTTATCTTTAAACCATATAACTATACCAGGATAAACTCCTTCGATATCTTTATATTCCAATAATCGCTCATATTGAGGAATAGCAGAAAATGGAATAGAAGCACCATCATGGGATTTACATTCAATCAAGAACAGTTTACCATCAGTAAAACAGAAAAAATCACATGGATTTTGGCTTACTACTTTAAATCCGGATACCTGATCCATCAATCTATAAATAAAACTTTTAGGTAAAAATTTTTTCCAGCATTCCCTAAATTTATTTTCAAATATCTTTCCTTTGCTGATGCTCATAGAATTTATCCTCCAGATTAATTCTTATTATGTGTTTGATTATCTAAAAATTCTTCTAACAACGCTTCATCTACAAGGATACTTCTAAAATAATCTCTTTCTGCTTGTGTTTCAAAAGAGCATCCTAATGGAACACACTTACCAAACATACGCAGAATAGCCAGTATATTATCTAAATCATATTTGACTTTTAAAATTTGTAAGTTTTCTTTTTCTTTTTCATCTATACATTCATTGTAATACATCATCCAAGTTTCATAATCATCTTTATCTAACTGCTTTATCTGGCACCATCGTTCATAATGATCTTGATATGTTAACTTTAAAAACATCATAGCATACTCATAAACACTATCTTTATCTTTAGCAATTGTTAAAAATTTGTCTTTAAACTCTTTGTGTATTAGTGCATATACATTAATTTGTTTTCTTCGATTAAATATTCCCATATGTTATTTTTTATTATTTTCAGCATAAATTAATGCTGATAATATATCTCCTTTACTAACTATACGTCTATAAAAATCACGGGTGGTATCTGTCTTCTTATCATAATAACCAACAATTCTGCGATAGAAATCTCTACCAACTTTATCACCAGTTACGCTATCAGTTTCAATATAACCTATAATCCTATTATAGAAATCTTTTATTACTTGAGTAGTTTTCATATTAAAATTCTCCTGTGTCTAAATTTCTTAAATAGTCTTTTAAGTCTCTAAATCGATTTATCGCATCTTCTATACTGATTTCATAAGCAGATGTTATTTTTTTCTCTTTATCATTCAAAAATGAATTTATTACTTTAAATAATCTATTTTCATTGTAATTCATTTTATGTAAGCTTATAGAAAACCCAGAAGGTAAAATATCTAAATCAGGAATAATAGGTCCACAAGAAGCAATAATACTATGACCTAATACTGTTTTAACTAGGTAATAATAATATAAGCCATCATCATTAGATGCTTCTAATGCAAATGAACCTATATTATCGATATCTATTTGATTTTGAGGTGTTAATTGATTATTAAATTGAAATTCCATTTTTAATATCTCAACTATAAGATGCTAAATAGTTAATTAAGCATAGGAGTATCTGCTTCTTGTTTTTTATTGTCGGTTTTTATTTCTTTTTCTGGATTTGGTATCAATGTTATTTTACCAGATAAAACATCAGTCATAAAGTCAATATATTTATTAAAAGCGTTTAACTTAGGAGAATTATCAATTTCTTGTGCGAATTCTTTAGATAAACTTTTTAAATATTCAATGTATGCTGCCATTAATTCAACTTTTTGTTTCTTTGGAGCTTTGTCAAAAACTTTTGGTCCACCAATATCATCTAAATCTAACCCGTAGTCAGCTAATGTTATTCCATCTAGCATTTCTATCATTTGTTGGACAATTTCTGCATAAGCACCTACATAAGTTTCTGAATTTATTTTTCCATCTTCTTCTTGATAGGCTACATGAATACTGTTGCGTCTAGGAATAATAAATTCTTTTCCAGGTATACTTGCTGAAATTTCTCTACTTAAGTGTAATCCTTCTTGTTTTATAATTAATGGATTTAAAAAAACTTTAAATCTTTGGTCTTCCGTCCTTGCTGTTTTAACCACGAATAATCTTAAATTTTCACCTATTTGAGGAGCACATAATGCTGCAATATCTTTATGTTCATATAGAGCTCTTTTAAGTCTTGATACACAGTTTTTAACTCTTCCATAAGATACTTCTGCAGTTATCTCATCGACTCTTTCATTAAAAGCGTTTAAATCTTTAACAATCTTTACTATATCTGTCTTTTTCATTTTTTAAGTTTTCCTTCTCTTACTAACTGTTTAAATGTACATAAAACATCTTTACTTTCATCCAAAATAGCTTCTTTAGAATGGTTCTTTAACTCTTTGTACCATCTTAGAGTATCTTTATCTATTCGTCTAGATTTCCTTTTTGGTTTATTAAGCAAGAACATTATATAAGCGATACGCTCATAATTTTCTCGTAACTTATTAACATTTACTTCTTCTTGTTCATAAGCTTCAGGTGTTATTTTACCTTCTTTTACTAATTCTTTAAGCTCTTTAAGTGTGTCTAACATCTCTAAATATAAATGTTCAACTTCTAAATAATAGTTGATTACATGAGATTTTGCCATAAATACTCCTTTATCTATTATAAGATTATATATAATAATATACAATTTCTAAAATTAAAAAAAATCTTGATCAAAGCAAGATTTTTTCTAAGCATTTTTTAAATTAATGCTGATATTTAATGAATTGCCATCGTTAAAAATTAACAATGTTTGTGATGGCTCACTAAATAATCTTTTACTCAAAGCATGATCTTCTGTGCCACATATAGATCCATTTACAAATACTTTAGCACCTTGGAATGATTTAGCTTTTTCACAATGATAATGTCCTAGAATCATATAATCAACAAACTGACGTGTAGCTCCAACAAAATTTTCAAAAGTTCTATTTATATTATCTAGATGACCATGGGCATATACAACGTTTTTACCATTCATTAATCTAAAATTTCCTAAACTATCGTCTAGATTATCATTAATAAATTTTATTCTCGAGTTAGCTAATCTAATCTGTATATAATAATCAATTAATTTATTTAGATTTTCGTTTTCAATAGACTCGTTTTTGTTTGGTGATACTCTACTATGATTATCGGTACAGCTTCTATAGGTTACAATTGGTGCAGCAGCTTCTAATGAATTAAGGAATTGAGATAAATACTCTGAAGCACGAATAATCTGTTGAACTACATTCATTTGAGCATTTATTCTACCATTAACATGGATTATTCCATGAATAAAATCGCCTAGTCCCAGCACATTTAGCTGTTTGACATTAAATTTTTTACAATATCTTATAGTATCTTGACTTAACTTATCTAATCTTCTTTTAGCTATTTCTTCATTATATACATTATAGAAGTTGTTGCACTTAACGCCTAAATGCAAATCACTTACCATAAGTATTGCTTCAGCGTCATCACTATATGTACCTTCATATTTTACTATAGGTAAAGCATTTAATTCTTTTATATTTTTTTCTAATAATTCTTTGAATGTATTTAATCTAGATTCATTTCTTAGTTCAGATCTATATGCATTATAGAGATCACTTATCTCTACTTTTTTCTTGTAGAGCTCTGCATATTCATAAGACCCAGCTTCGCTCTGAGGTTTAGATTCATCTATAGGTATATCAAGGTTTCTTTGAATCCATTCATAATCCTGATCTTGTCTTTGCCTGCGGTACACAAATGTTCTATAACTATTTGCTTTTCCAGGATAACCTACTCGTTCTACTAGATTTTTCCAATTCCTTTCTCCTTGAGGTAGCTGTTTATGCATCAATCCGATTTCATATAACTCATGTGATGTGTAGGTACCAGGCTTCTTATTAAATGATTCTATAAATGCATCAAATTTTTGTTTTGTTACCATTACTAACTAGTTCTCCTTATTACTTTCTTTTTCAATAGTTGTTATATCTCCATCAATTATTTCATCATCTAATAATTGATTATATTCTTCAGTTTCGCTATCAACTACATCAATAACTTCTGATTCAGTTGGTTGTTGAATTTGTTTTAATAACATAGATATCGCTTCCATAACTCTTTCTTTGCTGTCTCGGTCTAATTTAGGACCAACATTTATATTAACTTCATTTGTCTGATTTGTGATACGGATAGCAGGTATATCTTTTAATGAATCAACTGATTTTTGAGCTCTATCAATTTGATTTGAAATAACATTCATGTATTCTAATAATTCTTTATTAGATATTTGATCAGGTCTTTTTTCAAATCTTTCTATTGCTTGGTCTTCTACTTTATCTAAAAGATTACTTAACTTGATTATTCTTAAAGCATTCTTTTTACTTTGATTAATATTAAATAACTCAAAATGTTTTTGTAGCTCTTCTCTTGTAAAAGATTCAATTATTTTCGTTACTAATTGTTGTTCTGTAGCTTCTAGCGGTAATGAAGCTAAAGAAGTATCGATAGCTTCATCTAATTCTTTATCTTCTTCATTTGACATTACTTGCAAACTAGCTATTTTTTCATTAGTATTCATTAACATAAATCCTTATATACTTCTATAAAGCTCTTAGCTAAAGCTTTATCTAGAAATTCTTTTAATAAATTTTCTTTATTGGATACTGTAGCTACAAGTGATTTTTGAAGATATTCACTTGGTTCAAAACGGTATTTTAAATCTGTACCTACATGTTTAATATATAATGTTCCTATTCCTATATTAAGCTCAGTGATATCTTTAGGATTATTTTCATCTAATAAATCTTCTTGTACTGCCTGACATATACAAAAAACCATTTTCCTAAAAAATTTAGCTAATGTTTTTTCAGGTATAGTTGTCAGAATGGATACATCATTCACTATGTTGTGCATCTTCAGCTCCTTTCATATTTTCATATATAACTTTCTTGTCTTCAATTTTCTGTATTTTTGTAATAGCTTTTAACACTCTCATAGCTTCTTGGTTTAATAAATAACCAGATAACTGATCAATTTTATCGTTATATCTTAAAAGCGTATATTTTAATCGCTTATTAAGAGCTTGGTTGAAAATTTCACCTCTACTTAGGTTAGCATATTTATCGATTTCAGCTTTTATTTGCTGTAAATTTTCATTTAATTTACTTGTTGATTGAAAACTCATAATTAGCCAATACCTCTAAAAGTTTTACGTATAATGCTTTAACTTCTTCTTTATCATTATCATTATCTACAACAGCCTTTAATCCTGATTCAATATCACCATTTTCTAAGTTAACATATTGATATAAATATAATGCGTGTAAAACTAATTTAAATTGATGTTGAGTTGGAATAGTTATTGTCATTCCTCCATAGTATCTTAAAAATCTATTTAAATTGTCACTGTCTAAAATATAACACATTTCTGTTAAAGTCAAATAATCTGGGATATCTTTCATCTTATATAAAGTAAAAAGCATCAGTGAATATATATCTTCTTTATTTAATTCATTTAAAGTTTCTATTACTTTTGTAACCCGTTTATTACTTGCCATTACTCCATATCTCCTTTATCTTCATAAGTTTCACATGCACCACGTAATAATCTATCAATTAAATCACTTGATAAATCATTACTATGGATAGTATACGTAAATATGTCTGTTAATATTTTTTTAACTTTAGTTGTTAAAATACGTATATAATTTTGATACCTATCATCAATATGCCATAAAATAGGCGATTCAACATTATTTGCATATGTATTGATTACTCGTTTTGTTCCTTTAGTGCTTGAAAGCTTCTTAACATTATTACTTAATTTTTTATGTAATTTTCTTGGAATTGTTATATCATTTAGAAAAGTCAGAGTTATTGATAAATATAATTTTTCACAAAGCAACTTATCATTTCTAAAAGGTGTATTATTAATCACTTCTTTTATGATACTAGGTATTTGTTTAGCTGTTTCTTGATAAGCTTCTATTAGAGAAGGCCTATATTGCTGTTGGATTGATTCTGTAAGAGATGATTTTAACACGTGAGTGTTAGGATGAATAGCCGGATCAATAACTGTTAAGAAATTATCTTTTTGATAATTTACTTTTAAAGGAAATAATGTTGCCTTTATAAAATTAAGAGAAGATTTAATAGGGACAATTTTCTTTCCTCTAATTTCTTTACCTTCATTAATTAACTTGTTTCTTATAGAAATATATAATTCGGCTGCAGCATAACATGCAAAAGAATCATAATCAGAAAATTGCCTAAAATATCCAGCTTTACATGCAAGGGCATATACGATATGATATAAATACTCATATATAGTAGATTCTACTTGCGGATATTGGCCTTGATTTTTAATTTTATGTGCATTTTCATCTATGTAAATAGCTAAATCTGTGTATTTAAGATTAGCGGGTTTGTTAAACGTCACCCCATATAGTAGTTCTCCTTATTATAATTATCTCCAAGCAATGCTGCTTATTCCGAATTCATTTTTTGTTACAATCATTTCTGAATCATATGGAATATCTAGTTCTTTTGCGTGATGTGATATGATAAATAAACTTTCAACATCTACAAGCTTATTACAGATACATCTTAATACAGCATCTACTGCTGTTGCATCTAAAGAATCAAAGATTTCATCTAACAATAATATATTTGATGAAAAATTTAAATACTGTCTCATCATATCCCTAATAGCAAACTGAATGATTAAATCGGTGCGTTGTTTTTCTCCACCACTTAAATTTTCAAATGGTTTTCCATAATAACTTATATTTATATTATTACCATCTAAGGTGAATGTTAAGGAATCAGTTCCAAAGATTTCTAATGAATATTCTTTTACTTTTGATTCTATAAACGCTATTACATTACTTAAAAGATAACCTCTAAAATCTCTTTTAATCAATGTATTCATTTTATTTACTACAGAAATATGTTTAGAAACACGTTCTTTTTCATTGTTATTATACAATATTTGTTCACTTAATTTTTTTACACTTAAATTTAAATTATACAATTTATTTTCTGCGTTTTTTATGTTATCTATATATTGATTTTTCTCAAGATTAATTCTGTTTATTTGTGTGTTTAGATCAACTATTCTTTGAGTGTATTGAGATTCTTGTTTTTTTGCGAAATCTAATTGCTGTTTTACATTACGCAAGTCATTCAATATATCAGCTATCTCAGCATTATATCTTTGCTCAATTTGTTGTAATTCATTATTATGTAGCTTCTCAAAACCTGAGTATTTAATATTCAATTCTTCTAATTGTTTGTTTAGTGCCTTTAATTCTTGCTCTTCAAACTCTGTAGATGGTTTTACAACATTAGGTATATGCTGACCACATGTTGGACATACATCTCTAATAGATTTTAAGTTGTTTATTTTTGTTGAAAGGGTGTTTATTTGAGCAGTTAATTCTGATCTCTTTTCAAAATAGGAAGCTTTGAAAGAATTAAACTCTGTATTCTCTGCTGTAATAGCGTTAGATTTTTCCTTATTTTTTTCAGTTAATAAATTATTTTTATCAATATTTTTCTGTTCATTCTCTTCTATTTGTATTTTTATCTTATTAAGTAACTCTGAAAGTTCTTGCAGTTGTGTTGCATAGATATTAATTTCAGAATCAAAATCTCGAGGCTCTTTTAAAGATTTAACAATTTCTTCCTGTTCTTGTATCTGTTTCTCTAATAATAATTTGTTAGAAGAATCGCTTAAAATCTTATCTTCTATTTCTCTTAATTCTTGATTTAAAATTTTAGTTCTTTCAGTAATCCTATCTTTTAAATCTTGAATCATGAAATCAGATTTAGATAATTTCTCTAATACTTCTTTTCTTCCACTTGGGGTATTATTTGAAAATTTATATGGTAACCCCTGACCAAGAATAATAATTGAACCAATTAATTGACTAGTTAAATCAGGTAGATATTTATTAAGTATAGCTTCAGATTCTCTAATACCTTTACCTGAAACATCTTTATCATTAACAATAATTTTTAAAGCTGATTTAGGATTTTTATATCTTGTAATCACATAATCATTATTATCCACTGAAAAATGAAGTTCAACATAACATACATCTTCATCTATATTGATATTTTTTATTCCAGAAGTCACGCCTTGAATAGTTTCACCGGTTAATGCCCAACAGATAGCTGAACCCCAGCTTGATTTTCCAGAACCATTTGAACTAGCGTTATCGTTTTTATTATTATTTACACCACTAACTAAGCAATAATGTTTATTTGATAAATCTATTTCGGAATGTCCGTAACTAAGAAAATTATGGAGTATTACTTTAGAAAATTTTATATGCATATATCTATCTACCTCTTATCTTGCTAGTTAGAATTTTATTTGTAATTTTTAGTACTAATGTCATTATAAGGATAATTGCTGCGAAATATATCATTTGCATACCTCCGCTAATTCATATTCTAATATAGCATTATTTTCTATATTATTTCTACAGAAAATACTAAATTCAGTTAAATAACTATTTGAATGATTCTGTAATTCTTCAAGCTTAATTTTTGAATTAAAGTCTTCTTGTAGATTTGTTATAAATGTTATTCTTTTTGTGATAATATTAGCTTGCATCTGGGAAATAGAATCTAATAAATTATCTTTTAAATTTTCAACGCATTTTATAGATAAAACAGCATTTCCTTTGATCTCTCTTAGGTAATTTAAATCAGATATATTATTAATGGTTAGTGTATAGAAATTAAATGCGTAAGGATTTTCAATAAAATCTAATGAATTTTCAACAGTATCTAATATAGCTACTTGATGTGGATATTTAAATGCATCTTCACCAAAATTCTGTCCAGTCAAATTTCCTATATTAAATGCTTTTTTGCCAAATTTAGTATGATTATGAATATGTCCATTTAAAAATAAATATCCTAATTCATCAATCTCATTAACAGCAAAACCATATTTAGATTCAATAAAACCATATTGGATACCTTTTATATCATTGTGTGAAAATATGATGCAAGGATAATTTTTATTAATCGGATAATCCTTCAAACTTATATCTTTATTTTCAGTAATATAAGGTAAAAATAATAATTGTTTTAAGCCATCTTTATCTGATAAGGTGACTAATTCTGGTTCTGTTATAATTTTAAATCCATTATTTTTTAAAGCCATTATACTATTATACTCTAAAGATTTTGTTGATGCATCATGGTTACCTACAATAAATGTATGCGGTATAGGTGCCCAGTTTATTTCTTGTAGAGCTGTTATTTCTCTGCTATTCAAATCTGGTGCATTAAAGAAATCTCCTAAACAGATTATTTCGTCACAACCATGTTCTATAGCTAAATTTTCAGCCCAATTAATTGATTTAATTAGATTCTCTAACCGTACTGAATATTTTGTTCCTTCCATTCTAATTATAGAAGAATATTCACAGAAATGCACATCAGTGTATATTAGGTATTTCATTTTATATCACCTCTATTTCATATTTAACAGATAATCGTTTTATTTATATATAAATATACAATAAAAAAGATTAGATAAAATCTAATCTTTTTTATATTTCAATTTCGTCTTCCTAAAAATATGCGCGTATTTTTATCTATTATTATTGAATTATCGATTTTTGTATGTTTTGGCTGGGCAGCTTGTTTTCTTTTATTCAGAAAATCTTCTTGTATTTTATGGTGATTTTCTATATCTGCCCATTCATAATTGACTGAAAAATCTTTCTTTTGTTTAGTCCAATTAGAATGATATGGACATAAAGCTTCTTCTTTATCTATGTGGTTTGGATTAGTTGGTGAAAATGGACACCAATAACACAAAGGCTTTGGAGATGGAATAAATATTTGTTTTTCAATTGATTCTAATATAGCATCAATTTTTTTAAGTCCTCTTTTGATGAATCCTTTTGTTCCAGCAGCATATCTATTTTTTGCTAATGGTAAATCATAATAACAAGTAATCTTATCAGTACCATATAATTGTTGACATGCTAATGAGTAGAAAACAAATTGCAATGGTGTAGTTGTATTATGACCATCAATAGAATACCATGTTTTTATATCCTCTACCATTAATGAATTATCTAACTTATTTCTAAAAATTCTATCTATAAAACCATGGAATATATAATTGTTATAAACTATTTCAAACGGCTGTTCAACTGCAATAAGCTCTAAATGTCTATTTACAGCTAAATAATCCCTTAATCTGTATATGCCATTATTTAAATAATGGTTAGCTTTTTCATTATAATCCATACCGCTTTTATCTATAACATAAAAATCATCAGGATATTTTTCTTTTAATCTCTTTATTCCTAAAATAGTTTCTCCATCTTGATTAATATCTGCATTGATAAACAAGTCAATATATTTTTGATCATCAATCATAAAATATGGTTCACCGTTATTAGAAATTATATCTTTTGCTATTGTTTCTTCTATATAATGAACTAAAGTTCCAAATTCAGCAGCAATTGAACCAAAAGGTACAAAATTTTTATCAATATACTTTAATTTATATTGCCAACTACATTCACTATATATATCTAATTTAGAATATGAGAATTTTTCTTCTTTTTCTGACATTAATAATCTTCCTTTTTCTATTTTACATATATTTACAAAATAAATATACAATTATTTTATTTATAATAATCTATTTATTTTTATTTATATTATTAATTAGGTGCTAAATTATATGATAACTAAATAATAAAACTACCTATTAAAAGGAGATTATATCACAAATGAAATTGAGATTAGTAAATAGATTAACAGAAGCTGATGTAGAAAGAGGCAGATTTTTACTTTTAATAGAAAATATAAATAAAATTATTAAAGATGATGTTGAAAGACATGGTTATATATTTTCAGATAAAAAAGAAAAAGGATTTTATATCTTACCTAAATTTGGTTATCTAGCTAAGATTAGGATTACTAAAGATGATTCTAAACTTAAGGTAAGTTATTTCACAGCTAATGATGCAACTACAGAACATAACCTTGGTGACTTTACAGGTGAGTCATTTAAAGCTGCTTGGACTGAACAAATATGCCCAGCAGTAATACAAACTTTAATTACCGGTGATCAAAAAGAAATAGAGCAATTAAATAAAGAATCAATGACGGAATTTTTACCTAATGTGTTTACTTCTATCAAAAACATGCTAGACAAGAAAGCTGCTAGTAAAGAACAAAATATCAAACTTATAGTTGATGAATGCAGAAGCATATTAGAACAAAAATTAAAAGATGCAGGAGATTATAATAAAGTTTCAATAAAGGTAAATATAAAAGATAATAGCACAGTAGAGTTCTTATTGAATAGTAAATTTATAATAGGTGTAATATATGATGTAGATACTTCTATTAAATTAACCAACAATAAAAATATCCTTAAAGTATCTGGATATATCACTAACTTTAAGGAAAGAAAAAATTTAAACTACAGTTTAGCTACATTTATCAGGTTTTTAAATAGAAAATTAGGTTTAACTATCAAAATAAAAGATGCGCAAATGTTAGCGACAACAGGATCATCTGCGGCTGAAATATCTAAAGTTAATGATTATGAAACTGACTTAAGAACTATTTTAGGAGATGAAATATTATCAATTCTTGGTGAAAAGCTATCCGAAGCTTTTGATGATACTAATGTTATTCAAAAATATGATAACGCTTTAAAACAAATAAAAAATGATGATCAAGGTCAAAGTCTAGTTAAACTATACTTCTATAGAGAATCAGGTAAAAAAGTAAAACTGAAAGATATTGAAGCTGCTGAAGTATATAATACAGTAGCAAAAACACAAAGTTTTAGACCTGATAAATCGCTCTTGCTTAAGATAATTACTAACTATTACAATAGAAACAGTAATTCTCCAACAATCAGTGATGAAATAAATGATCTTATTACTATTCTAGTAACTGATAATTTTATTAGACAATTAAAAAATATAAAAGATTCTTCTATATTGTATCAAACGGCATTTGTGTTAAATGATATTCCATCTACCACTTTACATGATATATACAGCAAATATGTAGATGTATTAAGATATGCTCGAGTAAGTGAAATTGAACCTATATTGGTTAGAATCAACAAAGAATTAAATATTGATATACCAGAAAAAGGGGTAATAAAAAAAGTGACTACTCTCGCTGAATTTATGGTATTTAAAGACTTAAATAAAACAGCTTTAAGAGATATAAGCACTATTAATAAAATATATGATATCATTAATGATACATTATATGGAAGTAATAGAAGATATTGGTCGCAATCAACTCAAACTAGACCTAACAGCAGTCAAAAACAAAATAACACTATATCTCAAACTGAGCTCGATAAAATAAAGAAACTCTTCACAGATATTGATAATCAACCTGGTGAAGATCCTTTAATAACATTATCTAAAAAGATACAACGCGCAGATCAAAAGACAAAGAATATATTAGCGCAATTATTGTCAAATATACTAAAATGAAAATAGTAATATTTAGTAAAACATTAGGCAGTGATTTTAGTAGGAAATATTTGCCTAAAGTATATGTTAGTATGATTGTAAATGAGCTGAATAAGCAAAAATATATTCCATTAATGTCACAGCTAAATAAAAAATTTAATATCACCAAAATTGATTTAATAACAGCTATTAACGTTAAAAATATAATAGTATCTTCAGTTGATAATTGTTATACATTACAATTCAATAACATACCAATAAAAAATTCATTGATGTTGGGTCAGATAATAGATTACTGCAATGATGGTGATATAGCATTTAGGGGGTATGACGTGTTTAATAAAATAACATCATATATAAATAATAATATACGTACTATTTATATGTATTATTTATTACAAGGAGATTAGCATGGGAGTTAGATTTTATGATGAAGCCCTTAGCAATAAAATTGCTAACTGGGTTAAAGACCCTAATCTAAAAATATTGAAACCAGATGAAGCTACTCGTCTATTTGAGCTAACTGCAGATAGAACAAAAGATAGTCCTTTAACTCTTCCATTAATATCAATCTCAAGAAATCGTGATATTGAAATCGTAGATCCTCAAAAACAACCTAAAACTTTTGATGGATTCTCTCTAGAAAAAAACTATCATGTTTCTATACCAGTGAATGTTATTCAAATCAGGTTAGGTTATCAAATAGATATTTATACTAAAGGAATGGCTGAAGCAGATGAATATGTAAGAAATTTTGTATTTAACTTTATCAATTACCCAAAATTAGTTATTGAATTACCGTATAATGATTTGAAATTTAAACATGAATCTAATATTTCACTAGAAAGTAATATCACAGACAACAGTGATATAAAAGAACATTTATTTGCAGATCAATTTGTAAGGTTTACACTTAAATTAACAATAACCGATGCTTATTTATTTAGTATTCCAATCAAAGATTCAGCACATATTGAATCTTATGAAATTAAAACTATTGATTAATAAGGCAAATAGTATAAGCTTTAAGTAAAAAATTCGAGCTAAATTCATTGAGATATTTTATCACAAAAATAAAGGAGAATATTTAGATATGCCAAGAAATATAATATTACCAGAAATAGATAGAACCGGTAGTATATCAGAAGTAACTGTATCTAATACAGTGTTTATTCCTATCCATACTACATCATCGATATCTCCAACCTTATGCACATCTGAAGCTGATTTAAAAGATGCATTCAAAGCTAATCTTGTAACAGATGACGATTCTCTTGAATACAGTCCAGGATTAGGTTATAGATTAGCAAGATATCTAATAAGAAATGGACTTTCGGTATTAGCACAAGGTGTCACCGGCACCACCGATTCTGCACCTACCATTGATTGGACAGCTCTACAAGATAAGAATTTATATGATATTAGATTTTTAACTTATGGTGCGTTTAAAGTTGGTGTAAGTCAAGATATGATTAATTGTGCTGCTACTAGAGGTGATTGTGTAGCTCTTGTAAACTTTAATGAAACAGAATCAAATTTCAGTTACGCATTGTCTGATATTGATAACTTAACTAAAAATATTCAAAATGGCGAATATGCAGCAGCATTTATCCCAGCATTCGAGACAAAAGATGTTGACCTTCTAGTAAACGATGAAACTGAAACTTTAATTCCTGCAGCTTTTGGTTATTTATTAGCTTATGCTAGATCAATTAGAACTAACCCAGAATGGTATGCAGTAGCTGGGTTTGAAAGAGGTGTTATTCCTGAATTATACAAAGTAAAACATGTATATTCTACAGCTGAAGTTAATGCATTACAAAAAAGATCTGATGATCCTGATGATGATAATGTTGGTATAGCTGTTAATGCAATAGCTTACATAAGACCAGCTGGAAATATAATTTATGGAAACAGAACATTAAAGAATAATGATGGTAAATTAACAGCAACATCATTCCTTAATGTAAGAAATATGATGTCGGTAGTTAAAAAAGTTGCTTATGAAGCTGCTAACAGATTTATATTTGAGCAAAATTCAGATGTCTTATGGGTAAATTATAAGTCATATATTGAACCAACACTTGATAGAATTACACACAGTAATGGTGCTTTAGGATATTCAATCAACAGAATTAAAACTAATACTAGAGCTTTAATGAAAGCTGAAATTATTATTCAACCAATTGAGGCTGTAGAAGATATTGAACTTTCAGTTGTAATGACTGATAACAGCACAGTTGTTAATGAATAACAATAGAAAAATAAAAGGAGAGTAAAAATATATGAATAATATTGGAACTTACCACCTAGCTGATAATCCTGCTATATATGAACCATCACGTAATAATGCGTTTGAATTCATAGTTAATAGTAAAATAAATACATTATTACAAGCTGGTGTAACATTACCAAGTGATTCTTCATGGTTATCTGGTGTTCAAGATGTAATTAAGTTATCAGTTTCTGAAGCTAGTGTACCTCATTTTGAATTAGGAGTAATCGAAATCAGAAGAGGTAATTCAATTATGAAATTTGCTGGAACACCTTCATTTTCTGAGTGTACAATTAGATGTAATGATTATGTAGGAGCTAAAACAAAAGCTGTTTTATTGGCATGGCAAGCTTTAGCATATGATGTAGCAAAAGATGTTGTTAATACTGCCGATAGATATAAATTTGATTGCCAGCTAGTTGAATATACACCTGACTATTCAAGAATAGTTAGAACTTGGACATTAAAGAACTGCTGGGTAAGATCATTATCAGAAGGAAACTTCTCTCATGAATCTAATGATAAGAGAAGTGTTGATGTAACTATCGTTTATGATAGAGCTATTCCAGAAGAATCTGTAGTAAAAGTTGAATAATCTAATTGTAAAAATATCATAAATAAAAAAATTTAGAGCAATCTAAATTTTTTTATTGTCATGTTTTTAAAGATTTTAAAAGCTTTTATAATATTATTTTGCTAAATTATTTGATAATCATGATTAGTAATTATTTATTATGAAAGGATATTCTATGGAGATTAAAATTGAAGAAAAAGAAAAGACAACAGCTAAAAAAGTAGTAGGAACCCAGGTATCACAGAAATTATATGAACAGCTAAAGAGTGAAGCTGATTCAGCTTTTATGTCTATTTCAGATTTATTAAGAAAGATAATATTTTTATATTATAGAGATAAAGATGTAGAAATTAGAAAGTAGAAAGGAAAACAAATAAAATGAATACAGCTACAATATTTGAAAGTTTTGTATTACCATCAAAAGGTTTGATTTACGACAGGGAAGTTAACCCACATGTCACTTTACGGAGCATGACTACCTTAGAAGAAATGAAACGTTTAAGTCCAACAGATACACCATATAAAGTAATGAGTGATATTATAGAGTCATGTATGCAAGATAAGCCATCTATTCATGTCTATGATATGGCATTAGGTGATTATCAATTCTTACTTCATAAATTAAGAATTGTTACATACGGACCAGAATATAAAATGTTAATAAAATGCAATGATTGTGGTGCTGTTACAGAATCTATAGCGAATCTTGATTCATTAAAAGTTAATGAATACACTCCAGATATTATAAAACAAAAATTAATAACATTACCAAAAACAAATAGACAAATACTTTTAAGATTCCAAACACCACATGATTTAGACCAAATAGCTTACTTAAGTTCTGAAATGAAGAAAAAAACTAAACAAAATATAGATTATAGCGTGTTATATACATTAATGTCATTAATAGAAAAAGTTGATGGTCAAATTTTAGATCCAATTTCTATGGAAGAGTTCGTTAAAAACTTACCTAGTAGAGATGCTAACTATATACTAAATCATGCTACTAAATTAGCAAATTCTATTGGTATAGAAAATCAAATTAAAGTAAAATGTATTAATTGCGGAAACGAGATGATGACACCCTTTCGCATCACATCTGAATTTTTTGGACCAACAATTGACTGAAGATGGTAAGCCATATGGTCCAATACGCTATAAAGAGATTATTGAAGAAATATGTATCATAAGTAAAAATTTAAATACACCATATTTAGATATTTTACAGATAACCCCAACAGAGCGTAGTTATATTATTAGGTTTCTAATAAAAGAAGCAGAACAGAGAGCTGCATTAATTGAAAAGGCAAAAGCTGAGAACACCCAAAAGCATTATTAATGCATAGTAGGAGGGAATATGGCAAATAGTAACGATAAGTATGCTGAAATAAATGATATAATTAAAGTATTTGGAAAAAAATTAGATGATTTAAGTCGGAAACACAAGGCTGATTTATTAAAATATCAATCAGAGCTTTTAGAGTCTGAAAGAAAACAGAAATTAGAAAATGAACTTGAGAATCTAAAAACTGCTATCAAACTTAAATCGAAATACAATTTAGATCTAGAAAAAGAAATAGCAAAATATGCAAAGAAACAAGAGCAAGAAAAATATAAAGATAAATTAGCTTCAGAAATATTTATTCTTAAAGAAATAAGTAAAAAAGAACAAGATAGACGTGATAGAGAAATACGTATACTAGAAAAAGAACGTGAGATTATTAAACTTAAAAATAAAGGCGCTTTAGATGAAGCTAAGATTATCGAAAAACAGTTGAAAAAAGAAAAAAGAAAAAGTGATGAAGAAGATAAAAAAGATCGCATTCGCTCACAAAATGCTGATTACCAGTTTGGGGATAATCTCAGAAGCATTTTCGAACCATTAAAAGAAGAAATAGCTGCAGGTAATTCATTTAAACGTTCAATGGATATAGCGTTACTTAATTCTATAAAAGCTGTAGGAAAAGCTATTAATGATAGTTTAAATGTAATTAATCAAAGTATATCAGATTATGCTAAATATCAAACATCTATAAATGCAAGATTACAAGGTAGAACAACATTTAGTGAACTAGTAGATAAATTAGATAGCGTAGCTTTTTCACCACTTGTATCTGCAAATGACCTTTATCGTAATCTAAATCAATTAGTAGCTCAAGGTATTGTATCAAATGTTGAGCAGAGAGCTTTCTTTGAAACAGTTAAAGATGGAATAGCAGCAACATTTGATGCAACATCAGAATCATTAAATAGAATAATACGAATTCAGCGTAATGATAGCACTGCAGCTAGATTAGGAATGGAGAGCTATTTAACGCGATTCTTAAATGTATATGTAGAAAATACTGAATATCTACAAAGTACCTTTGATACTGTTGCTAGCAGTTTATTAGAAGCTAGTGCTGTTATTGGTGAGTTAAAAGGTGTGGGAGCTTCACTTGAATTTGAATACGTAGTTCAAAAATGGTTAGGCACATTGACTGGTATGGGATTAAGTGAATCAACTGCTCAAAGTATCGCATCTGCTTTAGGAAGATTAGGAGCAGGTGATGTTGGTGTCTTAACCAGCGATGTTGGTACTCTATTAACAATGTCTGCTAGCGCCATAGGTAAAAATATTGGTGATATTCTTAATGATGGATTAGATGCAGAAACAACTAATAAATTGTTATCTTCTATGGTTAATTATTTAAGAACTATCGCTAGTAGTGGTTCTAATGTTACCAGAGCAGAATTAGGTAAAATTTTTGGTGTTTCTATGAGTGATTTAGTCGCTATTTTAAATATGGACCAGAATGCTATAAGAACAGTTACAGACGAATTATTGTCTTATCCTGATATGTATACAAAATTAAGACAACAGTTTGCAGAATTACCTGGAAGAATGGGTATCGCTAATCAACTTGAAAACTTATTTAGCAATCTAACCTATCAGACAGGTATGAGTATAGCAAGTAATCCTATTTCTTATGCTATTTGGAAAATAACTGATTTAATCCAAGGTGTTACTGGTGGAATTAATATTCCATTTGTTACTGCTTTAGGAACAGGTATTGATTTAAACACAACTGTTGAAAACTTGATGAAGTTAGGAATAGTTGGTACCAATATGTTAGGAAATATTGGTGATATTGTTGGTGGAATAAATTCATGGGGTAAAGGTGAATTACTTCTAGATAGATTACGTATAAATGCAGGAACAAGTCAGTTGCGTTCTTTTGGTGGTAACCAAGATCTAGCTGCTGGTATAATTAGATCTAGTGGTACAACAACATCTCAAACCACGTATATAGGTCAAGAATCTGCTGATGCATATTATCAATCAACAATAAACAAGCAAAAATCTGATGCACAAAAAGAGTTAAAAACTATTATAAATGAAGAAGAAAGTAATCCGGTAGTCAAATATTTGACTAATACTGTAAAACTCAAAGAAAATATTGAAGCTATAACAGTATCATCAGATAAACAAAATAACTTATTAGGTAGAATAAATTCTGATGTAGTAAGTATTTCTTCAATGTTATCTAGAATAAATAGTAATTTAGTTGAAAAAATATTACCAGCTATAGATAATGTTGCATCATTAAGTTTTGGAAGTAGGTTACCAGATAAATCAACTGTTATCCCATTATTTACTTCAGAAAATACCTTAATAAATACTTCTCTAACAAATGTATCTACAGTATCTTCAGTATCACCTGTAGCAGAATATCTAGAAAAAATTAATTTTATAGATGATTTCAAATCTATTGTTGAAAATATTTCTGAAATAAATAAGAAAATACCAGCTAGCTTTACATATGGAAACAGTACGATTGAAGGTTTAACTCAATTCAACCGTAGAGCGTAAAAGGAGAAATTAAATGATAGCGTTAAACAATACCTCTATATTTGTTGGACAAATTAAACAGATATTAAAAGAATTTAATTTACCTCTATGTAGAATTGGTAATAAAAATTTATATCCAAACTCTTATTATATAGACAATAATAAAATCTATTATTACTATCTAGATAAAGTAAAAAATGCACCAGTTATTGTTCCTTGTTCTGACTATATATATAATACACCATATTTAAATATAACAGCTAATTTTAAATTAGATAATATGATTTACGATAGACCAACACATCAATATTTAGGAAAATATCTAAGATTTTTACGTGATTATAATGGAATTAATTTGATGTCTATGTATAACTGTTTTGATGGAACCGCTCTTGAATATGATATATCATTCTCAATTAACAACAAACTGATAGAATTTAATAGTAACAGCAAGGAGTATATAGTATATAAAATACCGATATCACTTGTTGATATATATTCTATATCTATTCATAATACGAAAAATATTGAATTATGTTTATATGATGAAAAAGATAATATTAAAGATAATACAGATCCGAATAAATACAATCTAAGTATCAATACATATAAGAAACTTAAAATAAATAATGTTTTTCATTACGAAATAGGTAAAATCGATATCCCTGTTTCAAATGAATTATATATGCTATTAAAAGTTCCTAAAGATCTTAATACATCTATTGTTGTTTTAGAAGGTAAATATTATGATAAATATAACAATTTAAATATATTACCTTATGGGAACATAACTCGAATACAGCTTAAAATAGCTGCTCAACTATTATCAACACAAAATACATATAATAACTATTTACTTGCAGATCGTCTGGTTGAATATTTAACTGGATCAGTTATATACAGATTAAGTGAGCCATATGATATAAAAAGAATGCAAGTTACGTTAGATAGACTATATTCAACTATCAATCCTCCACTTCCAGCAATCACCAAAAGAATTTATGGTATATGGAACGATGATGATTTAGAATTGATTAAGTATATCGCTATTAAAAATGATTTGATTAGATATGATTCATTAGGTTATATAGATAAAGATATTGAAAATTATTTTATAGCCAATACTGATTTTGATTTTGTTAATATAGACTATGGTAAGGAGGGCTAATAATGTTAGATTATAAATTGCCTGATTGTTATATATATCTCTATCATACTGATGAATATTTCATTTTACCTCAATACCCAGAATCATTGAATGATCAGTTAGATTCTAGTTTTAGTAGCCAAAATGCTTTATCTAGAACTGCTCCTGTATATTCTTATAATAATTCTGGTCCTAGAAGTATACAAATTACTTTAAAATTGCATAGAGATATGATGAATAGTTTTAATACAGGTTCTGCTAGAATTAAATACAACATTAATGGTGATCTAATAGGATCTACTATTAATAATGATGATTATATTGATTTATTAACGAAAAAATTGCAAGCTATTGCTTTACCAAGATATAAAGCAACAGATAAATTAGTTAACCCTCCTATGATTGCGCTAAGATTTGGTGATACTGTATTTATAAAAGGTATTGTAAGCTCAGGGATAACTGTAACATATGGATTGCCTATATTATCAAACAACAAATATGCTGAAGTTGCTATAAATTTTACAGTATCTGAAATACAACCATACGATGCTGATTCTGTTGGTAGATTAGGTAGCCTCAGAGGAATCACCTCTGAGATAGAAAAAAAAGTTAGATCAATAACAAACAATTAAGGTAAGGAAGGAAATTAAACATGGATGTTTTAAATAATAAATCGAAAAAATCATATTCATATATATCTAGGTACGCTTCTTTTCCTTTTTATTACCATACTTTAGATAAAAAATATATATACGGAATAACTAACCAATTATCTATAGATACCCCGTATGTAGAGATTACAATAGGCCCAGAAGATACATGCGATACAATTGCAAATAAATATTATGGACGACCTGATTATTACTGGATAATAGCTGATTTCAATAGAATTATCGATCCTTTCATAAAGTTAAGTGATTATTATAGAAAAATCAAAGTTCCTTCATTAAATGCTATAGAATATAAGGTGTAATAAATTATGGCTCAAAATCTATTAACAGCACCAGTATATGTTCAAGTTCCGGTTGTTCATGTAAAGATTGGTGACTATAAATTCGGTGTTTATGAAAAAGATGCTAAAACAGGATTTCAAAAATACCCTAATTATGTAAAATCTCTTGAAGTTACAAAGGTAAATGGAAAAGTTAACACTTATTCTCTATCATTAGTTTATCCAATAACTCAATTTGATGATCCAAATTATTTTGAAAAAGTATTTTCAAGTGTTTCAAGAACTCGTAGAATAGAATTTACCTATGGTGACGCTTCAATGCCTAATTTTCTTTATAGGAATGAAGTTGGGATAATAACTAAAATAAGATCTAGATTTATTGATGGTGCTGTTATAGAGTATACTATAACTGCTATAAGTCAAGCATCACTAGGGTTAAGTGGTGGATATACATTCCCAGCAGTTAGATCACAACCAAGTATGCGAATATGGGAAATTCTTCAAGATAATGAAAAATATGGCTTACAAGATTTATTTCCTGGTATGCGAAATCTAACACTTGTAGCTAATCAAGGTTTAATTCCAAATACCGATGTTGAAGTAAATATACGTCAATATGATAATATATCAGTAATAGATTACTTGAATGAGCTAGTAGCTCTTATGACACCAGATGTTAATAGAGGAGTAAACAGCGGTGCTTTTTATGTCTTAACTATAGTAGATGATACCACTGGTGTTTTTGGTGGGTCATATTTTAAAATTACTCTTGTAGATAATAAAATATTACATCCAGAAGCTTATCAATTAGATATAGGTTATCCTGGGTCTAACTATGTTTTTAATTTTAATGTAGAACAAGATGAAAACTATTCTATCATGTATGAGTATCAAAAACAAATTCATCCTCAAGAATTTGTATCTAGAATAAACGCAAATGGTGAGTACGAAGAAGTTTATGCACCTGTAATTTCTAGTAATAATTTATTATATGAAACTAAAGAAGATGATAAAACATGGTGGAATAAGATAACACAATTTCCTATAAAAGCAAGTTTAACTATCAGAGGATTATTACGACCAGCTTTATTAATGACATATGTTAGATTAAACATTTGGTTATATGGTAAAAAACACATACATTCAGGATTATATATAATAACTAAACAAGTTGATAGAATAGATGGAGATGGTTATAAGACAACTTTAAATCTACAAAGAATAGGAAATGAGTAAAATTATTTTATCAATAGGAGAATTAAAATGATTACAACAGGTATAATAAGAGAAGTTGGTATAAATAAAGGAAGCTTTGTAGGTAATGCATATAAAGTTGAATTGAATATTTTCCAAATTCCTGGTGATTATAATAAAAACAATTATACTTATATCGCTAATTGCAGCACTATACCAGGATTATATAATTCATATAGTGTTGGAGATGTGGTTTATGTAGGATTTTTAAATAATGATAAATCTATACCTATAATATTAGGAAAAATATATCAAGGATTAGAAAACAAACAAGGTGGATATTTAAATTTAAATGGCTTAAATGTCAATGGTCAAGCTAAATTACCGAAAAATACAAAAATAGGTGATATAACAGGTGAACAACTATTTGAGCTTTTTAAAAATAATAATATTTTAAGATCAGATGAAATTGTTATTGGTTCTTCAAAAGGAACACTGCTAAGCAGCGGTAAAAAAATCGTCACGTCTAATGATGCTTGGGTCGTAAATAATGAAACAATACCTACAACACAAATGATTTTTGATAATATTATAGAATTGCTTGAAGGAAAAACACAAACATACGTAGTCAGTGATCTTGATAATCCTATATTTGATAGTCAAGAAGATATCATAGAAATTCCAGTTGTAGAGAACATATTAACTACAAATAATGCTATGATTGATTATAATAAACTACGCATCGGTGATATTTTCTATGTTATTGAAACAGATGTCCCTGATAGATGGGTTTGTGGTTTCAAAGATAAAATAGAGGTACCGAATGGAACTCTTGGACATTCTACTCAAGATAATATTCCTACAATTAGTAATCCTGTAGCTGTTATATCTGATATTTATAAAGATATCTATCAAAATATTCATGAATTAAGATCAGTAGGCACCTATTCTGATATATATAATGAAGGCATTATAACTCGAAATATCGGCATAAAAGTATTTAACGGTACAGAAGAATGGACAGATGGTGGAGATGATTTTTATTCTGATGTTAATGGTAAAGTTAATGAAGCTGTAGCATTAATGTCTAATTATTTTCAAAATAATGAGTTAAAAAAATATGCTAATGTAAATGTTGGTATTTATAAAGCTGCATTAGCACAAGAACAAATAACAACACCAGCACAAATGCAAGCTTGGTGTTTAGAAAAATATCAAAACGGTCAACCGCTAATTATTTATTACCCATTAGCTATACCAATAACAGAAAATATTAATTTATATATTTTTGGAGATAGAGCAGGCATTGAGTTATCAAAATTAGAGACTCAAAAAATAGATAAGCAACTAATGGCGGTATCTGGTTTTGATGGAACAAAAACACAGACCTTAAAAAATATAAATGGGTCATTTATATGGGTGAATGATTAAGTCTAGCTACACTAGACTTTTTAATTATATAAAGGATTCATGCTAAATTATATGATATTTTAAATATTTTAAAAGGAGCAAAACTAAATGAATACTATAAGTTTTCCTAAAATATTTAACGGTAATTCAACTATAGTTAAATATGGCGATGAAGCTACCAAACAGAGTATTAGATTATTACTTAGTTGTGAATGTGGTGAATTTTTTGGGGATCCAGATTTCGGAATACATTTAAAAAGATATTTTTTCGAACAAAACAACACTATTTTAAAAGATATATTAATTGATGAAATTTATACTAAAATTGTAAATTATTGTCCTCAAATTTACCTTGATAGAAAAGATATTAAAATATTTCTCGATGGTAGTAAACTTGTAGCAAACATTAAATATAAAAATCAAGAAACATTTATAACAAATATGTTTTCTTTAGTTTTATTCAAAACAGAAGGGACTGAATAACTATGGCATTTACTGAGCGAGAATTAGAGATTTCTAACAAATCATATACAAATAAAGATTTTGCAGCTATTTATGAAGAACTGTTAACTTACGCAGAAAAATTAAGTGATAGATTTTCTCCTACTACTGCGGTAGAAACAGACCCATTTATAGTTATTTTAAAACTAGCTGCTTTTGTTGCAGATAAAGTAAATTATAATATAGATAAGAATATATTGGAAAGATTTATCTCTAGTTGCACACAAGAGCAATCAATGAGAGAACTAACAGAGATGTTAGGGTATCCTATGCATTATTATATAGCTGCACAAACAGGTATTATATGTAGCTATAAAGGTAGTGAACCATTAACATCAAATATTTTGATACCTAAATATTCTGTAATTGAATCAGCATCTAAAATACCATATGTTACAATGAGCCAAGAATATATCTATAAAGATTCTAACACATCAAATGAAATACCTGTAATACAAGGAAAAATTCAAACATTAACAGTATTAGGAAATGATTTAATTCAGTTAGAAAATTTAAATGCTAATAATAGAATATATTTTCCTGAATTAATGGTAGCTGAAAATGGTATCATAATATCAAATAACATAACCAGTGAATGGAAAAAAGTTAATAATTTAAACACTCAAATATATGGATCAGCATGCTATAAATTTGGTTTCGATTCTAAAAAGAATCTTCCTTATATTGAATTTCCAGATTGGATTGCAGATATAATCGGTGAAGGGTTACATATTGATTATGTTGTTACTCAAGGTAAAACGGGTAATGTAGCAGCTAAAGAATTAATTACTATTAAAAAGAGATCTGTAGATGATGGTATTGATAATAATGATATCAGAGTGGTAAATTTATCTGCAGCAGTTTCTGGTGCTGATCCTGAAACAATAGATGAATCATATATTGGATTTAAAAAGATTATTGGAACATTTGATACCTTAGTAACATGCAGAGATTATGCTAATGCTATATACAACATGGTAAATGCAAATGGAATCCCTTTAACATCAAATGTCCAAGTAGCTGATAGAAGAACAGATATAAATTATGCTTGTGATGTATTAACATACCATAAAGATGTTGGTTCTGTTATTGAATCTATTCCAAGAAAAAGAAAAGAAGATAACCAAGATCTAATAACACCATTCGATTTAGTTATTTACCCATTCCAACCTATAACTAATACATCATATCAAGCTATAAATTCTAATACAGATGGATTTAATGCATCATTTAAATTCGTTTCTCCAGATAAGATTAATAACATTATAGCTAGATTAGAATTAGGCGGTGAGGATGTCTATAAGAATTTATGTCATACATATAAGATGTTAGAAAATAATGATATTGTAGCAATACAAAATAATTATGAATTAACTGCTACAATAAGTACTGTAGCTAAAGTCAATATGCTAGAGCAAACAGATATTATAGCTAATATTCAAAGTGCACTTGCTAAGGAATTTAATCCTCGTAAATTGAATTTTGGGTATGAAATTCCTTTTGATGAAATTGTTCGTGTTATAGAAAATGCTGATAAACGAATTAAATCTGTCAATCTACAAGAGCCAATACAGACACCTAAAATAATAACTAAAAATAATGTAGAACATGATGTTTATAAATATAATAGTGATGGATATTTAGTAGATAGTGAACCATTTAAATTTATTGTAGCTAAAAATGTTTTAGCTGGAAGAGCAGCTTTATTTGAGTATGATAATGATTTCGTATATGATTATTCATATTCAGACCTTGAAAAAATAAAAAATATAAAAAGAATAACAACTGTTACTGGAATAGATGAGATACCACAAAATCTAGAGTACGAGCTAAGAGCAAATGAAGTAATTCAGTTTTTAGCACCAAATTTAATAACTGAAAATATCTATGTAGCAGGAGTATATTATCATCTTTCATTAAATTCTGGTAATGAAATACCAGCAAATAGTGATTATCAGTTAAGTAATGGCGATGTATTATTATTCTACTATTTTAAAGATAATAAATGGGTAACAGATTTAATACCTTCTGAGACAATAATAAGAACAAAAGAAGATTTATATACAACA